CCTAATTCTTTTCTTGTATCAGTAACTGCTTTTTGGAAATTTAAAAATGCTTTTCCTATAGCTAAAACTATACCAACTATACCAAGAGCCGAACCCGCCATTAGTTTAAAATTATCATAACCTTTTTTAGCACTAGATGCCAATTGGAAAGCTCCAGGTGCACTTTCCATTATAGCGTCTCTGGTTTCTTCACTAGCTTCTAACTGTTTAAGTAATTCTTTAGCGTTGTCTTCAGATATTCCTTTTCGAAGTTTACCATCTTCAGTAATAGTTTTATTAACTTTAGCTAAATCAGTAGTGACTCCAAGTAATCTGTTAATTGTACCGAAATTTTCCTTACCAAGTTGTGCTATTTTTTCTTCAAGATTTACTATCGATGATAAGTCTTCGGCTTGACCTTTATATGGTCTACCAGGTTTTGCTGCCATTTTATATCCCTTTAGATTTTATTAAAATCCTGATACTCCAGGATAACGTCCTTGTAACTTTTTTTTATTTTTTTTGATATAGGATTCCATATCTTTACGTTGTTTTTCTAATTCCTTGACTTTCTTTGCAAACTCAGGGTCTTTTGCAGATAAATCTTTTAAAGCTTTAGATTTAGCCTGTTTGGCAATAGAACCGAACACGGCTCCAATTAATTTACCAACTAAACCTTCTTTTTCTTTTATTACATATTTAGGCATGAAAATCTCCGAATAATATTAAGTGTTATAACTCAATAATAAATATCAATTATATAGAAAATTACTTTTTAAATGAACTCTTATGTTTGTTCATTTCTTTTTGTAACTCATCTGCTTCTTTCTTATAGAAAGTTTGTAATCTTTTTAGATAAAATGTTCGAAGATATATAGGTAGGTTGTATGCATCACTAAAAGTGAAACCACCCTTTGAGTGTAATATTAGTTGAAATATTTCCTCGTGGATTTGAAGTTTATACTCAGGCGGAAGGCCAAAAAAATCGTACGGTTATCGGAACCGCTACCTCTGTTTTCTTTCCATCAGAATCAACAACTTCAACATTCATATCTACGTCTGGTGTGATTGATGCTAAATATTGTCTGAATGCTAAAGAATCTCTTGATAGAAATTCATTATCAACAAAGTTATTTATATATGATTTCTCTGAACTACCATCAACTGAAATTATCATATGTTTTAAACGAGTGGTAAGTTCTGAACTTTGGGTTTTTGATATTTTTTGTTTAGCTTTTATTTCTAAATCTATATCCTTTTCAGATTTACCAGTCAATAATTTAAATGTAACTTCTCTCTCTGATGTTGGTAATTTAAAATTAAATTCATTTTTACCTTTAGGAAATTTAGAAAAATCCATCTTTACTGCTTCAAGTGTTGATAAGTCTACCGATTGTTCTTCACCACCATAGGTAAATTCATATTGTTTACCATACCCAAGAATACGAGCTGATAACATAATAGCATTTTTATCACCAATCAACATATCATCAAGTTTAATTGACTTATCTACTATTAATGATTCTAGTAATTTATCAATTACAGTACCTTGTTGTATTAAGTTTTGAGAAGTAAGAATGTCTTCTTCTTTTGCAGTCATATATTTTACTTCTACTTGACCACTTGATAGCGGATGACCATCAAAGTAGAAATGACCCTTAGATGGCAAGTCTACCATCTCAGTAGGGAATTTGTATTCAGCCATAAATGACTCCTTTGTGATTAAATTTTAATAACCAATTATAAATATAACTGTTTTGTTCGAAATAACAAATTATTTTGACGGTGCGAATTTCTCTTTGATTGGTTTAAGAATCATATCGAAAATTATATCGTCATATTTTGTTGGTGTAAGTTTTACGATTTTTTCTATTGCGTAAATACCAACTAAAACATATTCCCAATTTGCTGCTATCCATTCACTCATTGTATTCTCCTATTAGAATTGTAAGATTGCGTAATCATATTTAAGTGTTAGTGTAATCTCCGCTGGGTCACTTGATGCGTAATCTAAATCACCAAAGTTTGCAGTTTCGATATATGTTCCTTTTAGAACCCACTCTTCTACCACATCACCGACTGGCCCTAACATATTAAATGTAATATCTTTTTTATAAAAATCTGAATATCCGTCACGACCTGTTACTGACTCGTGCCCTAAACGTATCCACTCCATAACTGATTGAGCAGCCGATGGAACTACGGGGTCATATAACATAATATCTATTGGTTGCCACGCACCTTTACCTTTAATATAACGTTTTACATTAATATGGTCTAAAACTATCTCCTCAAACTGAATTTGAGGCCTATTCATAGTTTTTATTAAATAAGCGGGAACACCTTCAATATACATAATGAACCGATTTTTCGTTTTCGGCTCAAATGGTGTGAACATGATTTCTGAAGGGTCTAATGTAGCCATTTATAATCTCCTAAAAAGTCTTTTATTTGTACTCATAAATAAATATCAATTAATGAAATTTTAAGTAAAAAAAGAAAAACCCCAACCGAAATTGGGGCTTTTCATTATACATTACATCTATTTCATAAGTTAAACTTACTCAGGAAATGTAGCTCCTGTTGGTTGAACTACGAAGTCCAATACTATGAACTCTGCAGTTCTCGTAGGTTGTATAAATATCTGACCTACTAACTGATTTCTATCCACAACATCTGGAGTATTATTGGTATCATCCATTACTACTCTAAATGCGGATAAACCACTATTAGATTGTACCTGCTCAAGATAAGGATTTACAATATTCAAGAATCTATTTCTTGTTGCTGATGTATTTTGTTCAAATACCAAGAATCTTGAAGTACTTGCAATAAACTTTCTTAATGCAATTAACAATCTACGAACATTGATTCTATCAAGTGCTGATGGTCTTGATTGTAGTGTTTTCTGTCCAAATACTACTACACCTTGACCTGGGAAAGAAGCTATTGGATTGATTCTATTTTCATAGAGGTCATCACGTTCTGCGTGAGTCAATCTTGTTTTTGCTTCAGTTACACTTGTTAATCCACCACGATTCAAACCAGCTGGTGCGAACCATTCGTGAGCTACACTATCTGTAAAACTAATTACACCAGGTAATACTACTGATGGTGGTACAAATACAGGACTATTAGTATCTCTATCTACAATTTTTACCCAGGGGTAATATGTTCCAGCGTAATTTGTATCTAATGTTTTAACAGTACTCTTTACAGTATCTATTGTATCATTCATACCAGTTGCGTCCATCACATAGAAAGCGTCTGCTCGAGCCTCCATCTTAGATATTGCGTGATTTGTTACAGTTGAGTGTAATCCGTGAATAACACCAGGTGTTACTAATAGATTAATATCAAATTCATCAGGATTACTTATTGAGTTAATAGCTCTCTTGTATGCAACAGAACCACTAGCCGCTGAATCTGATAAATCAAATCCCATAGTATTTGTATTTACAATATCACCACCAGTCTTTATTGCCACTGCTGGGTTTGCTCCATCAAATCCAAATTGGAAAGGAACAAGGAATTTTCTCTGTTGTATTGCTGAATTTGTAAGGGTTACTGCTGTTCCTGCACCTGTAAATGTTGATACATTTAATTCAGATGCATCAGCTGAACCGACAGCAGCATTTCCACTAGATGATATTACTCCATCTAAACTCATAGAAGCATTAGCACCAGCTGTTGCTGTTGCAGGTATTGGAGACAGGTATTGTCTTGATGTTAAATTTGAAAAATCAAATCCGTAAAATACATTTCTGTCAAAATTACCATTTGCGTCTACTTGAGTCCTTTTATATGAAGCTGTAGGAACATTACTTCCACCTGGTGTTGGATTATTAGGTGCTTCAAATCCGAATGGAACTACTGTTTTTTGTAGTTTAAATGTTCCATCCTTAACCATATTCTTAAAATCACCAACTCTAATATATTTACTAAAGTTAGGGAAATCACCATAATATTCTAATTTACCATTTGAATCTATTTCTACCCATCTGTCACCAATTCTTCTTGCAAAGAAGTTAGAGGATAATGGGTCAAATGTTAGATTATCAAATTGTTCTAATATTTGGTCATCATCTGAACCATTTGGATTATGTACTCTTACCTGTATTGAAAATGTACCAAAGTCTGAACCAGCAACATCTGCGGCTGATTTGATATCTAATATACCTAATTTAAAGCTTGTGTTCATTTCAG